ATGGAAACCTATACCGATCCTGAGGCGCTGTTGCAGGCGCGTGTGTTGAAGATTCTGAAGCCGTGCCGTGGCTATTGGCTGGATGAGCAGACGCTCTATTTGACGTTGAATTTGTCGCGACCGGCGGTGACGCGGGCGCGGCTGGAGTCGGCGCTAAGGGAGTTGCGGGACAAGGCGTATATCGATTTTCGCGTGGACCCGCTTTCGCGGCTGACGGAGTGGAGGTTGACGCCGAGCGGGGTGGCGTTGGCGCAGCCCCTATAGAAATTCGTATGACTATTTCGCGCGGAGGATTGCAGAGGTGGAGGCAGAGGGCGGAAGCAGGTTGGGGTTGTTTTGTGTCGCCCCTTCAGGGCTCCGCTTCCTTGGGAACGGTACCCAGGGCTACGCCCTGGGCTACCATGTTTCGCCCCTTTGGGGCTGGGGAATCCGAAGGCCGTCGCTGGCACGGAAGCGTGGAGCCAAATGAGGTAGCCCGCGATCGCCGAGCGCGCGCGCGGATTCAGGAAAAATATTGCCGTCCGCAGGACCGGAGTACCCGTCGCTCGGCGGTCGACGGCTACAACGGAAGCGTTGAGCAATTTGGAATGAACACATGACTGCGAAACGAACGAAAATCCCGGCACAGGCTGAAGTCGCGGCGCCCGCGCCCAGCTCGAGGCGGAGCGAGGCGAAGCGGAATTATTGGCGCAAGGTGCGGGAGGGGTTGCTGCCCGAGCCGCGGAAGAAGGAGTACCCGGTGACGGGAAATCCGCTGCTGCGGCTGGCGGAGAAGGAGCGGGCGCGGCTGTTTGTGTGGCTGCGGGAATGTCCCTTTCACGAGGCGGTGGTGCAGATGCTGGGCGAGCTGGGTGTGCCGGGGGCGACGCGGGCGCAGGTGGATGAATTCTTCCAAAGCGAGGCGGAGCACCACTGGCAGATGCGGCTGCAGCGGGCGGCGACGGAGGCGGATGCGCTGGTGCGCCTGGTGGAAAACAACGTGCCGAAATTCTCGGCGGGCATCCTGGCGGCGCTGGGCCAGGAGGCGTTTCGGCAGGTGGCGAGCGGCGCGGTGGACCCGGATGCGATGGGGAAGTTGGCGAAGCTTTTCATGCAGGCGCGCAGCGCGGAGCGCGCGGACCAGATGCAGGAGCTGCGGCGCGAGAAGTTGCAGCACGAGCTGCAGGCGCAGGTGGAGCATGCGCTGGAAAAACTGGCGGAGGAAGTGGAGCGACATCCCGCTGCACGCGAGGCTTTCGAGGCGCTGCGGCGTGAAATTTTCAACGACAAGGAGCAGACGTGAGGGAGACAGACAGGATTAACACGATTCACACGACGGGGACTGACGCTGGCGCGGAAAAGCGTGGGGCTGCCGGTTCTGCCCATCGTGTCTCTCATGTTCCTCCTGTCCAAAACGCTTTGAATGAAGGGACGGAGGGGAATTTAGACGGGAGGAACAGGAAGGACCGGAGGGGGACTGACGCTGACGCGGGAAAGCGTACGGTTGGCGGTTCTGCCCATCGTGTCTCTCATGTTCCTCCTGTCCAAAACGCTTTGAATGAAGGGACGGAGGGGAATTTAGACGGGAGGAACAGGAAGGACCGGAGGGGGACTGACGCTGACGCGGGAAAGCGTACGGTTGGCGGTTCTGCCCATTCTGTCTCTCATGCTCCTCCTGTCCAAAACGCTTTGAATGAAGGGACGGAGGGGAATTTAGACGGGAGGAACAGGAAGGACGGGAGGGGGAGGGACGCTGACGCGGGAAAGCGCGGGGCTGGCGGTTCTGCCCATCGTGTCTCTCATGTTCCTCCTGTCCAAAACGCTTTGAATGAAGGGACGGAGGGGAATTTAGACGGGAGGAACAGGAAGGACGGGAGGGGGAGGGACGCTGACGCGGAAAAGCGTGGGGCTGGCCGTTCCTCAAATTCCGCCAATCCTGTCAATCCTGTCAAAAATTCGGTCGTCTCCCGCGTGGCGGCGAAGCTGGCTCGGCGCGATTTGCTGAAGTCGGCGCCGCGGATTGATTCGTTTCTCGATTTTCTGTTGCACCATGCGCGGGTGAAGAGCGGCGCGGGTTATGTGCCGTATCATTTCGCGGGGCGCGAGGCGCTGCGGCCCATCGTGGAGCGGCTCGACCAGATTTTGCAGTCGGGCGAGTGCGATTGCTCGCTGGCGATCTGCGGCGGTGCGCAGTTTGGCAAGACGGTGCTGATGCTGAATTTGCTGGCGTACCTGGTCGCGGTGCGGTTTCGCAATGTCGGCTATTACCTGCCGGATGACGACCTGGTGAGCGGTCTCGTCGATGGAAAATTGCGGCCTGATGTGCTCGACCAAATTCCGTGGCTGGCGCGGTTGATCGCGATAGGCCGGACGCTGACGCCGACGGGGCGCGCGACGAATCGCAAGGGCGCGTTTCTCTGCACCGATGGGACGCGGACGGCGCTGGCCTTCATGCGCGGGCTGGGAAAAATCCCGACTTCGTTCTCGATGGATGTGGTGGTGCAGGACGAGAAGGACGATCTGCCTGATGAGCACGCGCGCTTTCTCGCGGGGCGGATGACGGCGAGCAATTTGCGGCTGTCGCTGCTCATCGGCACGCAGCGGTACCACGGCGCGGGGCAGAATCTGGCGTTTACCGAGGGGACGCAGCATGTTGGTTTGCTGAGTTGTCCGGGGTGTGAGGTGCGGACGAATCCGGAGACGGCGTGGCCGGGCGTGTGCCGGTTGGTCATTGAGGGAGTGCCGTCTTGTGAGTGGCCGCGGCTGACGGGGGAGGGGCACTTTTCCAAGGAAAAAGTAGAAAGGAAAAAGGAGAAAGTTGGGGAGGGGGATGACTGTGAAACTGGGTCGCTTTCGGTGGGCCGCGGTGCGCTTAAAATTGATTCGAGCCGGAAGGAAGAAGTTGGGGATGGGGATGACGGGGCATTTGGTGCGTCACGTGGAAATTCGGCGGAAGGTAGCCGGCGCAGGCCCTGCGCCGGGTTGGTTGGCTGCGAGCAGGTGAATTCTTCTTTGCCCGGCTCAGGCGCCCCGCGCCCGGCGGTCGCGGGCTACCTTTCCGATCGCGATTCGCAGAGTTCTCCTAGTGTCCGGGCCACCGAGTTGATCGCGTTTTCGCCGGGGCAGCGGTATGCGCTGTGTTGTCCGGCGTGCGGGGCGGTGCTGGATCGGGCGCATCCGCAGTGGCACGCGGAGGCGCCGGAGCGCGAGGCGTTGCGGCGTTGGAGTTATCGGATTTCGCAACTGCTGATGCCGGCGATCGAGCTGGAGCAAATCGTGGCGGCGTGGCAACTGGCAGTGCGCGACGTAGACCAGATGGCGGTCTTTTGCACGGACCGGCTGGCGCTGCCGAAATCGACGACGCAGACGTTGACGCCGGCGCTTATCGAGCAGGCGCGAGGGGACTATTTTTTAGAAGTTAAAAGTGAAAAAGAAAAAGGGGAAAGGGCTGAGGGGACTGATCCTTCTTACTTCTCCTTTGATACTTCTTCCTTCGTCCGCTTCGGCGGCCTGGACATGGGCGATCAGTGCTGGTTCGTGGCGCGGGCGGTGGATACGCGGCCGCCCTACGGCGTGCGGTTGCTGTGGGTCGAGTCGATGGCGGCGGAGCGCGTGCGGTCCCGCGTGCCGGAGCTGTTTCGTGCGCTGGAACTCACGGCGCTTTGTGTCGATGCGGGTCCGCTGCGCGATACGGCGCGGGACTTGGTTTTTGAATTGAACGCGTCGGCGCCGCCGACGTGGCATGAGCCGTCGCAGAAATGGCGCGGCGTGCGGGCGATGGCGGTGGAGTTCACGCAGCGCGAGGGCATGGGGCTGCGGCACAAGTTCGCGCAGACGCAGGAGGGGCGGGCTTATCCGCTGCTGGCGGCGCATCGCGACGAGACGATCGAGCGGGTGGTGCGCGAATTGTTGCCGCCGGGTGTGGGTGATCCGCGCCTGCTCGAGCGGCCTGACGGCACGGCGGAGCAAATCCCGACGCAGCGCTTCTTCCTGCCCGCGAAGACCGAGTCGACGCGCGAGGTGCTTGATCTCTACGAGCGGCATCTGCTGGCGGGCTCGCGGCAGGAGCGCGATGGCAAGGCGCTGCGTTATCTCGACCGGTGCGAGAACCATTTTCTTTTGGCGACGGCCTACGCGGCGCTGGCGGAGTTGATCGCGGTGCCGGTGGAGGAACCGCCCGCGCCGGTGGTGCCGATGTTTGGACGGGTGGCGCCGCGGGTGGGGGAACGAAGTCTGATCGGATGAAAACAAGGACGATTTATTAAAATGAAACCAAGCACCTATTTGCAGAATCTGCAGCTCTCGACGAATTGGCGTGCGCAGTATAATCCGCTGCGCGGGCTGACGCTGCGGCTGGCCGTGGCGATGCTGGAGCAGGGCGAGCGCGGAAATTACGCGCGGCTGCAATGGCTCTTTCGCTACATCGAAAAGCGCAACGCGACGCTGCGCGCCGTGCTGCAGCGGCGGCAGGCGGCGATCACGCGGCTCGACTGGGATATCCGCGTGCGGTCGGATGCGGCGAATGCGGGGTCGCCGCGCTCGCTGGCGGCGCGGCAGGCGGCGTCCTTGCGCGATGCCTATGAGCGGATCGGCAACCTGCGCGAGGCGGTGGCGTTCCTGGCGCTGGCGGAGTTTCGCGGCTACGCGCACCTGGAGCGGCACGACGATGCGCGCGGGCGCACGGTGCGTTTGCAGCCGGTGCCGCAGTGGTTCTGGGCGCGGCTGGGGCCGGATGCGCCGTGGCAGTACAACGCGACGGCGCGGCCTGGCTTGCCGATGCCGCAGGATCCGGTGCTCGACCCGGCGCGGTTCATCTGGCGCGAGGTCGATTCGCCCATCGATGAGGTGGCGCTGATCGCGCATGTGCGGCAGAGCTTGAGCCAGAAGGATTGGGATGCGTTCGTCGAGACGTATGGATTGCCGCCGATTTTCCTCGAGCTGCCGCCGGACATCCCGGCCGAGCGCGAGCAGGAATACCAGGCGGCGGCGGAGGCGATCATCGGCGATGCGCGCGGCACGTTGCCGAACGGCGCGCGGGTGCAGACGGTCGATGCCGGTGGGCGCGGGCCGAATCCGTTTGCGGATCATTTGCGTTACCAGGACGAGCAGATCGTGCTGGCGGCGACGAGCGGCAAGCTGACGGCGCTGGCGGAGGCGGGGACGGGGACGCTGGCGGGCACGGCGCACCAGGATGCGTTTGATGATTTGACGGAGGCGGCGGCGGCGGTGCTGTCGGAAGTTTTCCGCGAGCAATTCGACCGGCCGCTGTTGGCGCGGGAGTTTCCCGGTGCGCCGGTGCTCGCTTACTTCGAGTTGAGTTTCACGCGCGAGCTGGACCCGGCGACGGTGGTGACGCAGGCGCTGACGTTGGCGAAGGCGGGCTACGAGATTGATCCGCGCGAGCTGTCGGAGAAGACCGGCTTCACGCTGAAGCTGCGCGATTATCCGCTGCCGCAAACGGTGACGCCGCCCGCGCCGAATTTTCCGGCGAACGAGGCGGAGGCGGTGGAGGAGGAAATCTGATCTATGAACAACACGACAACTTTTCAACCGGCGCCGGATGGCTGGTTTCACATCGCGCCGCTGGGGACGTTTCCGCACCCGAGCGGGGCGCGGCAGGTGATCGATGCGGAGGCGTGCGCGGCGATGGCGCGGACGTTTGCGGAGGAGGCGCGGCAGCCGAATTTTCCGGGACTGCTCGTCGACTTCGATCACGCTTCGCACGATCCGGCGCAACCGACGACGGCGGCGGGTTGGATCGCGGCGCTCGATGCGCGCGGGGATGGACTTTATGCGCAGGTGCGTTGGTCGGACCTCGGGCACCAGGCGCTGACGGGCGGGCGCTATCGACTGGCGTCGCCGGTGTGGAATCGCGCCGATTGCGATGCGTGGACCGCGCCGGACGGGGACGGGATGGAGGCGTTGCACTTGCGTCCGCGGCGACTGGATCGGCTGGCGCTGACGAATGATCCGAACCTGCCGGGGCTGACGCCGCTGAGCAATCGGAAGGAAGACGGAGGGAAAAAGGACGAACTGAATTTCATGAACCTACGAACTGAAATCCTCAATGCCCTTCGGCTGCCGGCGACGGCGGCGGATGGGGAGGTCGTCGACGCGCTGCGGGCGCAGGCGACGGAAATGGAGTCGCTGCGCAACCGGTGCGCGCGTCTGACCGAAGCCCAGGCCGAGCATGACCTGGAGCGCTTCGCGGACGTGATCACCAACCGCGAGGTGGTGCGCGCGCAACTGCTGGCGAATCGCGATGGCACGCTGGCGGTGCTCGGTGCGCTGCGGGCACCGGTGGCCACGGCGCCGTTGCACCAACCCGCGTTGCATCGACCGAACCTGGCGCACCTGAGTCCGCTGGCGCCGGAGCCGGAGACGGCGTCGGCCCGTCGCGTGGCGAACCGCGCGCGCGAGCTGCAGAGCCGGTTGAAGATCGGGCACCACGCGGCCTTTCGCCTGGCGGAGGGCGAGGCAGCGGACGTTTAGTTTAACATCAAACCACAATTACCATGAGTCAATCGAATACGCATGAAGGTGATCTGCTGATCACCGCGAACGAGGACCTGACGAACTACAACGATGTGCTCGTCGCGCCTTACAACAACGCGGGGGTGCTGGTCGTGACGCGCCCGGCGGCGAACAACGACGAGGCAGTTTACCTGCTGCTTTACGGCGGGCCGAGCGGCACGAAGGCGACGGTGCGGCCGTTGAACCCGGGCCGCACGGTGCGGATCGTGGGCAAGGGCACGGGCAATCCCGGCGACCTGCTGGTGCTGGCCGACGGCGTGACCACCGCGGCGGACCGCGGGAAGGTGCGCTCGAAGGCGGGCCTGGCGACGGGGTCGGGCACGTACCGCGTCGTCGGGATCGCCGAGGAGGCGTTTACCGACGGCCAGCTCGTGCGCACGCGGCCGACGTTCGGGACGGTGACGGTCTAAATCCACACAGGAAATATATATGCCCAGTTTATCTGAAATCACATCAAGCCCGATGCTGAAGGAATTCGCGCAGGGCGCGGCGCAGTCCGCCGTGCAGCCCGTGGCCGACTTCCTTGCGCCGACGGTGGAGGTGCCGACGAGCATCGGCCGGTACAAAATCTATACGGAGAAGAATCGCTTCCTGCCGCCCGACACGTCGCGGGCGATCGGCGGGCGGGCGACGGTGCTGAGCTTCGACGCGACCGACGCGACGTATAACTGTCAGCCCAACGCGCTCGATTTTCCGATCGATTACCTCGAGCAGATCGAGGAGGCGGCGCTGACGAACGCGCTGATGGAGGGCGCGACGATTGTGGCGGAGGTGGCGGCGCTGGCGCACGAGCAGAACGTGATCAACACGGCGCTCGGCGCGACGCAGTCGGGCGCGATCGCGAAGACGTGGTCGGGCTCGAGCGGCACCGACCCGATCGATGACATCGACCAGCAGATTCTCAGCGTGATCAAAACGGCGCGCTACGGTTCGCTCATGGGGGTCGGCGTGCTTTTCGGCGCCGGGGCCTGGAGACTTTTCAAGAATGCGCCGAACGTGCGCAGCCGATTCGTCGCGGCGGGGGACTATGCGATCCCGAACGTGACGCCGGCGGAGGCGACGAAGCTTTTCGTCGGCAACCCGGAGGTGCGGACATCCTATATGGTGGTCGACACGGCGAAGGAGGGGCTGGCGTCTAGCATCAGCTTCCTGCTCGACACGTCGGTGCTGGTCTTCGCGCGGTTGCAGAATCCGACGCGGCGCGATCCGTCGTTCATGAAGACGTTCCGGCTGATGGGGAACTATATGGTGCCGGGCAGCTACGTGCGCGACGACGGGCGCGTGGAGGTGGCGAAGTTCGACTGGAGCGAGGCGATCGCGGTGACCAATCAAGGCGCGGCGCAACTCCTCACGGTTTCGTAACCGGCCCGCTCATTCGAGGAATTCAGGTTCGTCCGATCCGAGCTGAATGACGGAATTTCCAAATTTACCAAATTAACGGAATTATATATGAGTTGGATTGCACCGGCGGAGAGTGATGTGTTGACGGTTTTGTCGGAGGCGGAGCTGGCGACGTATCGCGCGGCGGCGACGGCGTCGGGGCAGGCGGACCCGGTGGCGCCGACGGTGGCGCAGGTGGTCGACCTGGTGCGCGGCTATGTGGGGGCGTATCGGCCGAACACGCTGGGCGGGGCGGGGACGATTCCGCAGAAGCTGTTGGCGCCGGCGCTTGATCTGATTGCGGTGCGGTTGCCGCAACGGGTGGGCGTGGCGCCGAAGGAGGTTCGCCAAACGGCGGCGGCGCAGGCGGTGCGGTTGCTGGAGCGGGTGGCGGTGGGGGATTTTAATATAGAAGAGCCCGATGTTGCGACGCCGGAGATCACATCAGCACCGAAGCCGACCATTGTTGCGCGGCGACCGCAGTTTACGCGCCGGGAGGAAGAGGGAGCGTGAATAAGGTAGAAGGAAGAAGGAAGAGGGTAGAAGGGAAGGCAACTCGTGAGTGAGGAGTTTTCCTGCCCGTCGTCACGAGCGGGCCGTTTTCAGGCTTGCAACCAGAATGGCGGTGAGTTCGTCCGCTTCCTTTTCCAGCGGTCCGACGAGCGGCCCCGGCACATAACCGCCCTCTTGGGCCAGACCCAACCAGAAATGACATTCATCGGCTTCTTCCATCGCAATCTGCAGCTTGGCCCGAAACTCAGCCTTCGACCTTGCGCGTTGCGCGGCGCGGTAATTCGCAGCGGTACTCGAACCACTGGCGGCGAGTTGGCGTGCAATAGCCCGTGCGCCGGGAGTCCGCGGCAGGGCATCGGACAGCTTCAGGCAGCGCAGGGCAAAGGCGCGGGTGCGGGTAACAAGATCAGTCACGCCGTGGAAAATAGGGCCCCAATTCAGATCAGCCAACTTCTACCTTCCTATGTCTAGCACACCTTATTCACTCCAACGAGAAAGAGCAGGCCCACAGGAGCGCAGCTTCCTGAAAGGACGCCGCGCTCTGCGACCCCTCCAGGGTCGATCTTGTTTGTTGGTGCAAACCGGTGGTGGCGCCTCCCGCCAGGGCGGGAATGGCTTACCACCGGCTACAGCTCTGGTATCCCTTCGGGATCAAGACGCACCCATGTGGAGGGGATGTCAATTACGAGCCAAAGTTAGGGCCCGCCAACTTCTACCTTCTTCCCTCTAAATTTTACCTTCTTATGTCTAGCATACTTTATTCACTACAACAAGAAGTCGCGGATTGCCTGATGGCGGATCCGTTTTTTGCGAACATTCCCGTTTTGGTGGAGCAGCCGCGGGATGTGGGGTTTGAGCTGTTGCGGAGCACGGCGGCGGCGGGGACTTATGCGGTCGTGCGGGTGCCGTTGGCGTCGGTGGTGGCGCCTACCGCACCGGGGCCTTACTTTGATCCGGTAGAGATCGCGGTGCGGGTTTGTGAGAACGTGCCGGTTTCGGCGGGGCCGCATGCGCTGGAGGTGGCGGAGACGGCGCTGGCGCTGCTGCATCTCTATCGGCCGACGACGGTGAACGAGGTGATCACAGCGGCGCCGAATGCGCTCAAGGCGATTACCGCGCCGGATGTCGTGGCGTATGAAATCCAGGTGCGGACGCAGGCGGGCGCGGGTTATGCAGTGCCGCAGTTGAGTGCGCCGGGGGTGACGGCGGCGGGCAGCGCGTCCCCGCAGGTGGTGGGGCTTTCGAGCGCGCAGGCGGGCGCGGCGATTTTCTATACGCTGGATGGCTCGCAGCCGGCACCGCGTGGGGCAACTTCGATTCTCTATACCGGTCCCTTCACGATTAGCGCACCGGGGCTGCTGCGGGCGCGGGCGTGGCTGGCTGGTTTCGTGGCGAGCCCGGAAGCGCAGATGAACTTCAGTTGAAATTTCTCTATGAGCCTCACCTATCGCGGCGGTTTCTTCCCCTTCCTTATCTTGAGTGAGACGACGGCAGCGACGTTGCTCGAGGAGAGCGCGTTTGCCTATCGCGTCGGCGGCATCGGGCTGTCGGCCTTGACGAAGCTTTGGTGGCTGGCGATGAGCTATGACTACACGTGCGCGATCAGCGGCTCGAATTTTTCGAGCGGGCGGAAAGTGGCCGACTTTTCCGTGACGGGCAGCGGGACGGTGCAATTGCGGGACTTGAGCCAGGGAGTGACGATGCCGCCGTTTTCCGCGCGGCCGGGTGCGCGGGTGGTTTACCGGGGCGCGCCGTATTTTGGTCCCAGCGTGTTGCCGAGCGTGACGTACCCGACGGACGGCGCCTTTTACGACAGTACCGGCGCCTTGCAGATGTCGCCCGTGTTGAGCGGGTCGGGAACTCAATACGCCCTCGGCGACAACCCGGAAGAATCGCTTTCCTCCAGCCCGCCGCTGCAGCAGACGGTGACGTTGGAAGGCGGCACGATGCAGAGCACGAACATATGGCAGTGGTTTGACCTGATGGGGGTGAGCACCGATGGCGCGGGGAATTTCTATACGCGGATTTCGTTCACGCTGCGGCAGTCCGATCTCGAGTTCGGGGCGCTCTCCACCTTCAAGGTGCCGCCCACCGAGCCGACGCCAACCGACTGGGCGACGGGCGCGAGCCTGGTGCTGCAGATGAACGGCGCGCCGCTGGCCACGGTGCCGCTCTATTACCAACCGGGCATCGGCACGGCCCCCGGCGCAACGATCAGCGGCACGCTGACGCTTAACTTCAACCAATTCTATACGCCGTAACGCGCGGCGCGGGACATCATGCCAATCACACGAACAACTTTATTGGGCGGGCCGGCGACGGCGACTTTCGCGGGGCGCACCTACGTGGCGCGCGACGGCATTCTCGTCACGCCTGCGCTGGAGCTGGCTGTGGTCGATTCCGATGCGCAGGGCATCGTCGATGCGACCGCGACGACCGGGCCGGTGATGATCCAGTTCACGCCGCACGCGGCATTCGCCGACCTGGAGGCGCTCTATCCGCTGCTGGCGGGCGAGCCGGGAACGCCGTTATTCGGTGTGGACGATGCGCCGCTGGTGCTGGTGGCGGCGAACGGCGTGCGACTCACGTTTGCGGCGGCGGCGGTGGTGCAGATGCCGGATTTGCTGCTGGGCGCGCGCGGGCCGGTGGCGGGGTCGGTGACGTTCCTGGCGATTGGCGCGCGGGCGTTGCCGGTCACGGCGGCGAATCGGCTGGTGACGATCGACACGACGAGTGCCCCGACGTTTCCGGTGCCCGCGCCGCAACTCTCCGATGACTATGTGATCACGTGGGGCGGCGCGCCGTGGACGAACCTGCGGGCGCGCGATGGTGTGCGCGTTTCGTTCGCGGTGAAGACGCGGCCCGTACTTTCCGCGGCGGTGGCGTTGCTCGACCTGACGCTCGAATCGCTGTCGGTGACGGCGCGGTTCGCACCGGCGACTCCCGGCGGACCGGGTGCGGCGGATTTATTCGCGGCGCTGCAGGTGCAGGGCGCGCCGCCGGGGTGGTTGCTGTCGCAGGAGGCGCAGCCGCTGCTGATCGCGGGGCAGCACTTGTGGCTGGAGCTGCCCTTGGCGCAGGTGAGCGCGGGCGACCTGCGGTTTGATGCGACGCACCGGGGCGTGGGCGAGCTGGTTTTCACCGCGACGCGGGCGCGGCTCGGCGCGGAGGCGGCGGCGGAAAATCTCGCCCTGGTCGGCGAGGGCGCGGTGTGACGCGAAACGGAATCTATAAGGCAAGACATGCGAATTTCTCTCAACAATGTGTGGCTGACGAATGACGGCGCAACCGATCTGCAGGTGTGGACCGATGCGCATGACGTGGTGCTCAACGGGCGGCAGGTGGTGCAGGACGCGCAGTTTCTCCGCGCGGTGGCGGCGCAGCCGCTGGCCCGGGGCAACGCGGTGACGGTGCTGGAATTTTCCGTGACGCGGCAGCATGACAGCGTGGCCGACGCGGCGGCGTATGTGCTGACGGCGTTCGGCGCGTTTCCGTCGAGCGGCACGGCGCAGGTGGTGTGCGGCGCGAGCGGCGAGACGCTGCTGACGTGCACCTTCGCCGCCGTGCTGCAGGAGATGACGAAGTGCACGTTCCACGGCACACGCTCGGACACGACGTTCGTGCTGCGGGGCGGGCTGATCTCGCTCGGCGCGCCGCTGGCGGTGGGCGGCGTGGATGCGGGCGTATTTGCCGAGGCGTATGGCGGGCCGCAGGGCGGGACGCTCGACGGCGGCAATCTCGCGGACGCGCTGACGCCCGCGGCGCTGGACCTCGACGGCGGGGCTTTCGCATGACGCGGCGCGCGGGTCAGCCTCCGGCCTGACCCGATTTTTCACAACGGCTTTCATTTCGGGACAGGCCGGAGTTTGTCCCACCCAGAAGACTATGGCTCAAAAAATTCAAATTCGGCGCGGCGTGGAAGCGCAGCGCGCGCTCGTGACCCCGGACGCCGGGGAGCTGCTTTTCACGACGGACCAGAAACAGCTTTTCGTCGGCGATGGCGCGACGGCGGGCGGGTGGCTGGTCGGTGGCGGCTCCGCGGCGGTGGTGGTGAAGCATGCGGGCACGGCGGCAATCGCCGCGGGCGCGGACTCGGTGACGGTGACGGGGCTGGCGCTGCCGTCGGTGCCCGCGCAGGTGCTGGTGACGGTGCGTAAACATACGGGCGGGGCGAATCTTTTCGCGACGGTGGGGGCGACTCGATCACGACGGGCGGCTTCACGGCTGATCTCTCCGGCGCGACAGACGCGGCGACCTACGCGCTCGATTATCTGCTGATCTTATGAGCGCGGTGTGGACGATTCGCGATGCTGGCGGCGTCGAGAAAGCGGTGGCCGATTGGGGTCTGCGCGCGGTAACGCGCGAGCGGATCAACCAGGCGCCCGATCTCGTCACGTTTCGTGCGGACGGCGCGGCGAGCGATGCGGACGCGGTGTTTGCGTTCGGGTCGACGATCCAGCTTTTCCGCGATGGCGTCGCCTGGTTTTACGGGCGCGTGATCGCGGTGCCGGGGCGCGCGACGGTGGAGGGCGAGGAGCAGCTTTATCGCGTGGCGGGGCCGTGGTGGTATCTGGAGAATCTCGTTTTTCAGCAGACGTGGCAGGTGACGAATGGCACGACGTTGACGCTGGTGCCGACGAACAAGAGTCGGCTGGTGCTGGCGCAGGCGCCGGACGGGACGAAGTTCGCGACGGGCGCGGCGATTGCGGAGGTGCTGGACTACGCGACGGCGCGGGGCGTGCCGCTGACGGTGGGGGCGATCACGCCGAACGCGATCGTGCCGTATGCGGAGGCGCTGGATCGCTCGTGCGCGGAGGTGATTCGCACGCTGCTGCGCTGGACGCCCGATGCGATGACGGCGTTCGATTACACGACGACGCCGTATCCGACGCTCTCGATTCGGCTGCGCGCGGATGCCGCGGTGATCTCGCTGCCGGCCTACGGCGCGCCGGTGTCGGCGCTGGAGCTGACGCCGCGGCACGATTTGCAGGTGCCCGCCGTGGTGCTGAAATTCGAGCAGACGAACGATATCGACAATGACACGTTCACGTCGCTGATCGTGCAGTCAGCGCCGACGACGGCGACGGGGGATGAGTTTGGCGCGCTGGTGATGACGTTCGATTTGGCGGGCGCGCGCGCGACGTATCATCACCAGCCGGTGGTGACGGCGGCGATCCCGACGACGGATGGCAGCGTGGGCGTGATCGATTGGTGGAAGGGGAAGTTTGCGTGGCTGCGCGATTTCGACGACAGCACGTTGAGCGTGGTCGCGGGCACGCAGACGATCGCGCTGGAGAATCCGGCGAATTATCCGGGGCTCTCCGCGGCGGCGCTGCCGAATGAGCTGCTGGAAGGCGCGGTGTCGTCGTGGATGAACGTGCAGGCGGCGCCGCTGCTGGTGAGCGCGACGCTGCAGTACTCGGGCGCAGCGACGGCGGAGTCGGCGCAGGTGTTCGATGCGTCGAACCAGCGGGTGATCTATACGCGCGTGACGGGGACGGATGCGACGACGCAGACCTATTCGCGGCTGACGTCGGCGACGGATGCGGAGGCAATTCCGGCGGGGCTGGCGGCGGCGATTTACGCGGCGGCGGGTGTGCTGCAGTACGATGGCGCGCTCGAGTTGACGGAGCCGGAGTGCACGGGCGCGGCGGCGCCGGGTCAACTGCTGAACGTGACGGGCGGGCGCACGGAATGGGCGGCGATGCAGGCGGAGGTGCAGCGGGTGGAGGAGGCGCTGGAGCTGGGGCGGACGACGATCACGGTCGGGCCGGCGAAGCATCTCGGGCAGGGGGAGATCACGGCGTGGCTGCGGGCGAACCGTCACCGGCGGCTCTCCTACCGGCTGCAGGAGCGGACGAGCGGCACGGGCAGCGGCAACGCGGCGAAGGTGCAGGGGGGCGAGCACACGCCGCGGAGCGACTCGATCTTCCGGCCGTCGGCCTCGGCGGTGGCGGTGAACCGGCCGTTCCAGTTACTCAACGCGTCGGATGCGTCGGGGCTGAAGGTGATGGTGAACGCGAATTCGTTTTTGCAACGAAGTTTGACGCCAAACGATCTCTTTCCCATCACGGGGCTGGGCGCGCCGATGGCGGTGTCGGTCGGCACGATGGTGTGGCTGGAGATCGACTTCGACCCGACGGGCACGACGCCGATGGCGGCGGCGATCGCCTCGGGCACGGGGGGCTGGGCGAATTTTCCGCTGCCGTGCGCGTTTACCGGGACCGGGGCGAGCCAGGTGTTGGCGTCGGCGTTTGTGCTGCTCGGCTACATCGCTGCGGCGGGCTCGACGTTGGACGGCAGCGTGATCACGGGCGGGCCCGCGACCGCGCCAGTCACCGCGAAGGTGGTGCAGTGCGTGTGGGCGGATCTGCTGCTGCAGAACGTGGTCTACGACGGGATGCCGGCGATCTACGCCTTCCCGCACCACGCGCCGTCGATCTAGGGCGCGTTGGATTCCTTTACATCAAACAAATCATGAAAATTATTTCCCAGATGAAACGGTCGGGCGCGAGCGCGGTCGCGGTTTTCGCCCTGGTGCTGACGTCCGCCGTGCTTTTGTGCGGTGCGGGCTCGGCGCCAGTGGAGAACTTCACGCCGCAGGGCGCGATGCAGGCAGACTTGAACGCGGGCGGGCACAACGTGACGAACGTGGCGACGCTTTCCGCGACGAACGTGGTGGTGAGCGGCACGCTGAGCGCAACGACGATCGCGGGCTTGGCGCCCGCGGCGACGAACAGCGCGGCCTATCAGGCGCCGTTGACGCTGACGACCACGGGCACCGTCGGCGCGGCGACGCTGAGCAGCGGCACGCTCAACATTCCGCAGTATGGCGGTGGCAGCGCGGGGGTGCTGTCGTTCAACACGCGCACCGGCTCGATCACGTTGACGGCGGCGGATGTGAATGCGACGGGGACGATCAACGTGACGAATCTCGGCTACACGGCCGCGTCGGGCACGGCGACGAGTGCGTTGGGCGTGCCGCTCTCCGGCGTGGCAGGAATCAACAGCGGCGTGGCCACGGCGCTGGGCAACACGGCCAACGGCGCGGGCGGCGTCCCGGTGGCGAACAGCGCGGGGAACCTGCCGAACGTGACGAGCCGGCCGGTCTATATCATGGCGAATTTCCAGACCGGCTCGAACGGCAACGAGCGCGGGCAAATCTTCATGAGCTTCGACGCGCTGCACTGGACGCAGATTCGCGGGCTGGAAAGCTATACGCCGACGCTGGGCGGCACGCGCGACCTCGGCCTGGCACTGGTCGGCTCGACCTGGTACGTGACCTATGCGGCCTATACATCGACGGGCACGTGCACGCCTTACTTCGGCGTCGCGTCGTCGGGCGACCTGGTGCACTGGTCGCATGTGGTCGACTGGACTCCGGTGACGAGCTCGGGCACGAACACGAATCCGATTGCGAACCCGAAAATCTTCACCGCGTCGACCGGCACGCGCTATGTCAGCTACTATGACCAGGCGGCGGGCCGCGCGTATGTGGTGCCGGATAGCTCGGGCACGATGTCGTCGTTCGGCACGGCGACCGATATCACGCCTGCGAGCGGCGTGAGCAATGCCTTCGATCCGTGGCTGCGGCAGGATGGCTCGACCTACAGCATGTATTTAAAGCCGGGCGGCTATAGCAGCACGTACCATCGCTTCACGGCGACGAGTTTTCCGACGACGACGTGGACCGATACCGGGACGATCACGGCGTGGGGCGGGTCGGAAAACGTCTGCGTTTTTACAGGGCCCGACGGTAATTATTGGGCCGAGATGAACAACCAGGGCGGCACGTATCAATGGGTCTCGAGTGAATCGCCGGACCAGGGGGCGACGGACTGGAGCACGCTGACGGTGGTGACGCAGCCGAGCATCGTCGCGCAGCAGGTGAAGGGCACCTATTGGGACGGCGGCACGATCATTCCGGTGACGGATTCCAACACGATCATCAATATGCTGGTGGCCTGCATCAACCAGACGGTGCCGAACCTGGGCGTGACCTACCAGAGCGAGGCCTTTGGCGCGCTGGCGCCGGGCGCGCCGCAGTTCAATACGCCGCTTTCGATTCAATCGACGGGAACGTATATAACGGGCAACGATCAATCGTGCCCGCTGACGGTGGATGACCTGAAGATCGGCACCTCGACAGGCACATCCACCGGAACGTTCAATTATCTATCGCCCGCGGGGACGAATTTGCCGCTCTGCCTCAATAGCATCGTGACGATCAATGAGCTGACGCAGTATGACACGAGCGATTTGTTCGAGGTCTACGGCGGCAAGCAGGAAATCTTCGCGGACGGCAGCCAACTGCAATTGCGCGGCAGGACGACGCCGAATAAATATCTCAACATTAGCTATGACACGACGAATAACTGCGGCTATATCGACGCCGAGTGGAGCGGCGTTTCGTCGAGCTGCATCGCGCTGAACGCGACGGGGCAGCAGCCGGTGTTGATCGGATCGGAGACGCAAACCGGCTCCGACGCACTGCAAGTCTATAACAACGGCATCGGGATCAAGACGGCGGGCTATACGCTCGACCTGAAGGGCGGCGCGAACGCTCTATCCGGCACGGTGACGCTGAGTAATGGCAGCGGGACAATCACGAGCACGAAGCTGACGGGCGGGATGGTGGTTTTTCTCTCGCTGAAAACGTCGAGCGGGACGCCGAGTCCCTATCATCCAGGCACGACGGTGAGCTCCGGCACGTGTGTGATCAACGGCGGGAGCGGCGACAACTCGACCTATAACTGGGGCGCGATCAGCGTCAACAACTGAGCCCGCGCGCGAGTCCGCTCCGGCATGACAACCGACGACGAAAAGGAGTTGGCGGAGGCGGTGCTGCGACTGCGGCGCCGCGCCTTTCGCGAGGCTTACCCGGAAATACTCGGGCTGGTCCGCCGATTCGTTGCGGCGGCGGAGGAGCGCGCGGAAGAAGCGCGGCGCGGGGCGGACCGAATGATCAGCGATTACCGCGCCGTGATCGCGGCGCGTGATAAAGAATAAAATCTATATGAGTGAGATGATTGATTTGGGCAGTGGGCGGATGAGCACGTTTGGCGGGCCCGCTGATGAAGGCGTGGGCGCGCACGAGGGGCTGGCGTTGATCGGGCCGAGCGACCTGGCGTTCTGGTGGTTTGCGCATTTGTTCCTGGCGCAGCCGCCGGAGGGGACGACGGGCCTGGCGCGGCGGCTGAATCCGCGCGCCTATTATTTGGCGATGCGGTGGGACTACGCGCGGTTCCCGAAGGAGCTGCTGCGGCACACGGTGGTGCGGCTGACGAACCTGGCGAGCGGCGCGTCGATCCTCGCGCGCCCGGTCGACTTCGGCCCCGGCGACGGCACGATCATCGACGGCGCGCCGACCCCGGACACGGGGCGCATCGCCGACCTTTCTCCCGGCGCGGCGACGGCGCTCGGTTTGCAGACGGACCAGGTGGTGGGGTGTGAGTTGGTGGGGTAGCGCCGGGGGGGCTTCCCTTTGGGTGAGAAAGCGGTTATCCTCTTGACGTGACTTCGAATACAAAAGACGCTCAGCGAATGAGCCGCGAAGAGGTCCAGATGTTGATTTGGGCGGTGCCGCCTCAGGTCAAGAGGGACTTCGCTGGCGTCCGTGGCCGTGTCCTGCGTGCCGTGGCGGCGTCACCCCGCTCGGTTACCTTATCCGCCGCCTCCGCTCAGGTCCGTCGCTTTTCTCGGGCCACGTCGAAGAGCATGTAGCCTACCAGATCGAGTGTCTAAGGACATGGGTTGAAAGCTGCCCGCATCGCCAAGAGGCTGTGTTGGAGCTTCCTCAGATTGCGGAGGGCTCTGAACATCGGGTTTTTTTGGATGCTGAGCGAGCGCTGGTCTACAAGGCGACCCGTCCGGGACAGTTCGGTGAGAGCTACTACCTTGATGAAGGGAAAGTTTTCCAGAAAAACTGCATGCCGATCGAGTATCTCGCAAGATTGAGGCTTTGGAGATTCGTCTTTGGATCCGCGCCTGCTTCTCTTGGCATGACGAGCATAGGCCAGTTCGTGACTTCGCACGAATTCATTACGGGAGAACTTCCCACCCAAAACGAAGTCGATACCTTCTTGAAGGAGGTTGGGTTCACTCCCATTCGCCAGCAATATTGGCTTTGGAAAAAAGTCTACCGCCCGACGCACCTCTTTCGATTAGAAGTGGAAATCGGAGACGCTCGTGACGAAAATTTCGTCAAAACTCAATCGGGCATTGTTCCTATCGATATCAGATTGTGGGCACTCAACAAACGCGCGTGAATATCGTTTCGGATACCTGCTGCCCCCTCTTCCTCCTCGGCTCCACGGCGGTGGGGAAGAGCGCGGCGGCGTTGGAGTTGGCGCGGGCTTGGCGCGCGGCGGGCGTTGAGTCGGCGATCTTGTGCCTGGACGCGATGCAGGTTTATCGCGGGGCGGATATTGGGACGAGCAAGCCGTCGGCGGCGGAGCGGGCGGAGTTTCCGCACGGCGGGCTCGACCTGGTCGACTTCGGCGCGCGGTTCGACGTGGCGCAGTACTTGGCGCATGCGGCGGAGTTCCTGCGCGAGCAGCGGGAGGCGGGCCGACGCGTGATCGTGGTGGGCGGCACGGGGCTCTATTTTCGCGCGCTCACGCGCGGCTTGTGCGAGGCGCCGCAGGGCCCGGACGAGTTGCGCGCGGAGTTGGCGACGCTTTCGGTCGAGCAGTTGCGCGCGCGGCTGGAGCAGGTCGACGCGCCGATGCTGGCGCAGATCGATGCGCGGAATCCGCGACGGCTGGCGCGCGCCATCGAGGTCTTCGAGGCAACGGGCAAGTCGCTGCGCGAATGGCAGGACGCGACGCCGGAGCCGCTGGTGCGCGAGTTCACGGCGCTTTGGCTGCAGCGCGAGCGGGAGGATTTGCACGCGCGGATCGAGGCGCGCGTGGGCGAGATGTTTTCCCTCGGCTGGCGCGAGGAAGTGCACAGGCTCGTCGAGGCGCGCGGACTCGACGCGGTGCGCGAATTCCCGGCGATCGGCTACCGCGAAATCGCGGAGACGTTTGCCGACGTGAATGATCGGGCGCGTGTCACATCGCCCGAGCTTGAACGTAACATTCTCGTGGCAACGCGCCAATACGCCAAGCGTCAGTTGACTTGGTTTGCGCGCGAGCCTAAATTGCACGCAGTAATGCTCACGGGTCATCCGTCCTTTTCTGCCGCGTTGCGCGCGGCCGTATTACCCGCCTTTGCTTGA